ACGGTTACAACACAACCTTGCGGTCAAGATGTTGCGTCGTTTACTGTTTCAGGAAGTTTAACGGCTAGCACAATAATTGGAGCAGTTACATCAGTAGATTATTTAGTAGTAGCAGGTGGAGCAGCAGGAGTTAATACAGGCGGTGGAGGTGGAGGTTCAGGAACAGGTTTTCCTGCTGGTGACACTGGTACTGCGGGTGCCGGCGGATCAGGTATAGTTATTATTAGAGCAAAAAGTGGAACAGATAATTTAAGTGCAAGTCCAGGAACAAACACAGTTACAGTAGTTTGTGGACAAGAGGTTGCAACATTTACAGTACCAGGAAATTTATCAGTAACAAAAGGATCAGCAAGAACTTTTGTAGATTATTTAGTAGTAGCAGGCGGAGGAGGTGGAGCTACATGGGGAGGTGGAGCTGGAGCAGGAGGTTACAGATCATCTTTTCCAGGTGGATCAAAATTAGCAATAACAGCTGGAGCATATCCAGTAACGGTTGGAGGTGGAGGAGCAGGATCTATTGGAGCATCTTTTCCAAGCGTAGGTTCAAATGGAAACCCATCAAGTTTTTCAACAATAACATCAGCAGGGGGTGGTTATGGAGCAATTTATAGTAGTGTAGGTAGTGGAGGATCAGGTGGAGGAGGTGGTTGTGGTGGAGCTCCAGGAGGTGGTCCAGTAGGAGCAGGAAATACACCACCAGTAAGTCCGCCGCAAGGAAATCCAGGTGGAGGAAGAGGAGCATATCCTAATTATGGAGGAGGTGGAGGAGGTGGAGCATCAACTATTGGTGGAGATGGTACACCTACTGTTGCAGGAGCTGGAGGATCAGGTACAGCAAATTCAATTTTAGGAAGTTCAGTAACTTATGCTGGAGGTGGAGCAGGGGGTGTAGGTTTTGGTGGTTCAGGTAATTCAGGTGGGCCAGGAGGTGGAGGACCAAGTCCAGCATGTGGTGCTGGAACAGCTGGTACAGTTAATACAGGTGGTGGTGGAGCATCTGGAAGTTATCCGGGAAGTCCTCCAGGTTTTAATGGTGGAGCAGGAGGATCAGGAATTGTTATTGTAAGAACACCAGGATCAGCTTCTATTTCTGCAAGCCCTGGAACAAACACAGTTACAACATTACCGGCACCAGCTGGAGGTTGTAAAGTAGCTAATTTTACAGTGCCGGGAACGTTTACTCTTAGCTAGTAATTTATACTCTTTATTTTTATGAAATATTGTATTATAATAACAAATAGGAATTAAAAAATATGGCACATTACGCAGAACTAGATATAAATAATAAAGTTATAAGAGTATTAACAGCTTGTAATCAAGATATTGCTACTCATGGAGGAGAATTATCTGAAGAAGCGGCTAACTATTTTGGAACATATACTCCATTTTCTGAAAATGGTGTAAAATGGGTTCAAACTTCTTATAATAATAATTTCAGAAAACAATACGCTGGAATTGGTTACATGTTTGATTCTACAAAAAATAAATTCATTGCACCACAACCATTCGCATCTTGGTCACTAGACTCTAATGACGATTGGAAAGCTCCAGTTGCATATCCAACAGTTACAACTTATGGAGATAATGTAGGATATTTTATTTCTTGGGATGAGTCCAATTTAAGATGGATTGGTAAAGATGATCAACAAAATACATTTGCTTGGTCACCTAGTACTTCATCTTGGATTGCTACAGGAAATTAAATTAAGTAATTTTTACTCTTTACAAATATTATAGAAATTAGTATATATTCATTAGAATGAATCTACAGAATTATTACTACTATTTTCAAAGTGCACTCACACCTAGATTTTGTGATGAATTAATTAAATATGGTACTACACAACAAGAACAATTAGCACTTACAGGTGGTCAAACTACTAAAATTCAAGAAGGTAAAGATTTAAAAGAAGAAGATATAATAGATTTAAAAAAGAAAAGAGATTCAAATATTGTATGGTTAAATGATCGTTGGATATATAAAGAAATTCAACCATTTATTCATCAAGCAAATAAATTAGCTGGATGGAATTTTGATTGGGACTTTTCAGAAAGCTGTCAATTTACAAAATATAAATTAAATCAATTTTATGATTGGCATTGTGATTCTTGGGATTCAACATACGCAAATAAAGATAACAAAGATACATTTGGTAAAATTAGAAAATTATCTGTTACATGTTCTTTATCCGATCCAAAAGATTATGAGGGTGGAGAATTAGAATTTGATTTTAGAAATATGGATCCTGATAAACCAAACGTTAGAAAATGTGCAGAGATAGCAGCACGTGGATCTATTGTAGTTTTTCCATCACATGTTTGGCATAGAGTTAAACCAGTAACGAAAGGAACAAGATATTCATTGGTGATTTGGAACCTTGGATATCCATTTAGATAATGGCAAAAACAGATCAATTAACTTCTTCAATTTATTTTAGTTCACCCGTATATTCTATAGAAATTCCAGAATGGGTAGAGGATACAAATAAAGTTTGTGATAAATATATAAAAGACGCTAGAAAAAATAATGTTAAAGTTATTAAAGAAAGAGAAAAGAAATTTGGTAAAAAAATAGGTGATCATGGAATGAGTTATCATTCTGGATCATTAATAGGAGCTCCTGCTTTAAAAGAATTACAAGAATATATAGGTTCAACTTCATGGAATGTTTTAGATCATATGGGTTATGATTTAACTAATTATGAATTATTTTGGACGGAGTTTTGGGTACAAGAATTTGGAGAAAAAGGTGGTGGACACCATGAAGGACATATTCATTATGATAATCACATATCTGGTTTTTATTTTTTAAAATGCTCTGATAAAACATCAATGCCAGTATTTCACGATCCACGACCCGCTAAATTAATAACACAATTACCATTAAAGAATGAAACTGAAATTACATTAGGAACGCACCAGATACATTATAAACCAAAACCTGGTACTATGATATTTTTCCCAGCTTATATGGAACATCAATATGTAGTAGATGATGGTGTAGAACCTTTTAGATTCATACACTTTAATTTACAAGCTGTAAGAAGAATGATTACTGATACAGTAAGAACACAAACTAAAAAGGAGAAAAAATGAGTTTTAAAAAAGATAAGTATGTAATTATTAAAGAAGCAATATCAGAAGATTTAGCTAAATTTTGTTATGATTATTTTATGATGAAGAAACAAGTAGCTAGAACAATGTTTGATAATAAATATATAAGTCAATTCACTGAATATTTTGGTGTATGGAACGATCAACAGGTTCCTGATACTTATTCACACTATTCTGACATTGTAATGGAAACATTACTTGTCAAATTACTTCCAGTAATGGAAAAAGAGACATCTCTTAAATTAAACCCAAATTATTCTTATGCTAGGATTTATAAAAAAGGAGATGTCTTACATAAACATAAAGATAGATTTTCATGTGAGATTTCTACAACTATGCATTTAGGCGGAGGTTGTTGGCCAATATATTTAGAACCAGATGCTTCATTAGGCGGAGTTGATGAAAAGACTGGTAACTATAAAGCATCTAAATCTAAAGGTGTTAAAGTAATGTTACAACCTGGTGATATGTTAGTTTATAGAGGAAATGAATTAGAACATTGGAGAGATAAATTATCTTTTGATGATTGTGGTCAAGTATTTTTACATTACAATAATGTTGAAACTAAAGGGTCTAAAGAAAATATATATGATCGTAGACCTCATTTAGGACTTCCAGCTTGGTTTAAAAAATAGTATAAATTCATAAATTTTTGTATATAATGGCACAATATGCCATTAACAAAACTTACATTTCAGCCTGGCTTAGATACATTAGACACAGAAACGGGAGCAGAAGGACGTTGGGTCGATTGTGATAAGATAAGATTTAGGCAAGGTCTTCCTCAAAAAATAGGTGGTTGGACTAAATATAGCGATAGTTATTATGTAGGAGTAGGAAGAGCTTTACTTAATTGGTATGATTTAGCAGGGGCTCGTTATACTTCTTTAGGAACTGATCGTAAAATATACGTCAATCAAGAAGGAACGAATGCTGATATTACTCCAATTCGTCAAACAAATAGTGCTGTAAGTTGTTTTAGTACAGTTATTTCTAATGCAAATGTAACAGTAAAGCAGACTAATCATAATGCTCTTGATGGTGATTTTGTTACTATCTCTAACGTATCAGTTGCAAACGTTGGTGGTATTTCAAACGTTTCTCTTACTGGTGAATTTGAAATTCAAAGCATAACTAACGTTGATGCTTATGTTATATTAACGAATACAGCTGCAACTTCTACAGTTACTGCAAATGGAAATGCTACAATTCAATATCAATTAAATATAGGTCCTTCTATTCAAACTTTTGGATATGGATGGAATGCTGGACCCTGGAATGGTGCTCAAGGATGGAATAATCCAGCGATTACTTCTACTGTAGAAATAGATTTAAGAAACTGGTCTGTTAATAACTGGGGAGAAGATTTAATTATAACTCAATTAAATGGATCAACTTATCTATGGGATACTTCTGCTGGTTTTACGAATAATAGAGCTACAATAATAGCGAATGCTCCTACGACTTCTACATTATCAGTGATTGCAACTGATGCTCGAATATTAGCATGTTTTGGAACTGAGACAACGATTGGAACTCCATCAACTCAAGATAAACTCTTTATTCGTTGGTCTGATCAAGAAAATTATAACGAATGGACACCTAATGTAATTAATACAGCAGGTTCTCAACGTATATCTGGTGGTAGCGAAATAAGATCAGCTAAACCTGCTAAAGGAACTATTTTAGTATGGACTGATACAGCACTTCACTCTATGGCGTATATAGGTCCTCCTTTTATTTATGGATTTAGACAATTAGGTAACGATTGCGGAGCTGTAAGTTTAAATGCGACTATTATAGTAAATGATATAGCATATTGGATGTCTAATGGTACTTTCTTTAGATATGCTGGAACAGTTCAAGAAGTTCCATGTTCTGTTGTAAATCATGTATTTGACGATATTAATCAAACTCAATATCCACAAGTTTATTGTGGATCTAATGCTTTCTATGCTGAAGTAACTTGGTATTATTGCTCTGCAAACTCAGATCAAATAGATAGATATGTAGTTTTTAACTATGAAGAAAATTCTTGGTACTTTGGAACTATAGAGAGAAGTATATATCAAGATAATGCTGTAACTCAATTTCCAATTGGTGGAACTTATTCTCCTAATAGTACTGCTAACACAATTAGTACAATTAATGGTCTAACTTCGGGTCGTACTTTACTTTATAATATAGAAGATGGTGTCAACGCTGATGGAAGTGCTATCATATCTTATATAGAGTCAGGCGATGGCGATATAGCAGATGGAGAAGAATTTAGTTTTATAGATAAAATAATACCTGATTTTAAAAGTCAAGTCGGTAATGCTACGATTACTTTAAGAACAAGAGATTATCCAAACGATACAAAATATGAAAGTACGAATGTTGTAGCTAATTCTACGACTAGGTATAGTAGTGTTAGAGCTAGAGGTAGACAAGTTGCTATTCGAGTACAAACTAATGATTTAGGAGATAACTGGAGA